AGTGTCAGGATACCAACTAAATAAAAGAGATACACAGTTTGGTATCGCAGAAGGTGAAAACGTAAATTATAAAAAAGAATTGAAAGTTGTACAGTATGGTAAAACTGGTGATATATTAAAATCATATAAGTTTTATAATGCTTTTCCAACTGCACTTTCACCAATCACTTTAGATTGGGGTGCATCAGAGATTGAAGAATTTACTTGCACTTGGACTTATGATTACTGGTTACCCGTTTAAGGAGAATAATAATGGCATTTGAAATATTTGGTTTCAAAATTGAAAGAAAGAGTGAAGAACAACCAAATGCAAGAATTCCTGCATTTGCACTTCCAGAAAATGAAGATGGTTCAATGATGATTGCTGGGGGAGGAGCTTATGGTTCTTACCTCAACATGGAAGGTGCATATAAAAGTGAAGTTGACCTTATCTTCAAATATCGTGAAATGTCCTCACTTTCAGATTGTGAGATTGCAATAGAGAATATTGTAAACGAAGCAATTGTCGCAGGAAAAGGCGAAAGACCAGTAAATATTCTTCTTGACAACACAGGTCTTACAGAATCAATCAAAACAAAAATAAGAAACGAGTTTGATGTTGTTCTTGACTTACTGAACTTCAACAATTTCGGACATGAGATTTTTCGCAGATGGTATGTGGAGGGAAGATTATACTACCATATCATGATTGACGAAAATGACCCATCAAGAGGTATTGTTGAATTACGAAGTTTGGATGCTACAAAAATCAAAAAAGTCAATCAAGTCAACAAACAAAAAGCACAAGATACTGTCAATGTAAAAGTTGATGAGGTGTTCACATATAATCCTGCTGGGTTGAACAATCAACATCAACAAGGTATTCTCATTTCCAAAGACAGTATTGCATACTGCACATCTGGACTTCTTGACCCGAAGAAAAAACAAGTATTGTCTTATCTTCACAAAGCAATCAAACCTCTCAATCAGTTACGAATGGTTGAAGATGCAATTGTCATATATCGCATATCACGAGCTCCAGAACGAAGAATTTTTTACATTGACGTAGGAAATCTACCAAAAGTCAAAGCAGAACAATATATTCGTGATATTATGACACGATACAAGAATCGGTTGGTCTATGACTCTGACTCAGGTGAAGTCAGAGATGACCGCAGACATCAATCAATGTTAGAAGATTACTGGCTACCACGAAGAGAGGGTGGAAGAGGAACAGAAATTACCACACTTCCAGGCGGTGAAAATCTTGGACAGTTGGATGATGTAGAATATTTTCAAAGAAAACTTTACAAGGCTATGCACGTTCCTGTTTCACGATTAGAAGCAGATTCAGGATTCTCTCTTGGAAGAGAAAGTGAAATTACAAGGGACGAACTATTATTCAGTAAATTTGTTGCAAAACTTCAAATAAGATTTTCTTCATTATTTCAAGATGTGATGGAAAAACAGTTGATATTGAAGAATGTGATGACTTCTGCTGAGTGGTCTAAGATTAGAGACAAGATACAGTATAATTTTACGTCAGACCACTTTTATACAGAGTTGAAACAACAAGAGATAATGACTGCAAGAATGACTCTTGCAAGAGATATGGAAGATTTTGTAGGAAAATATTATTCAAAAGAATGGTTCAGAACGAACATACTTAGACAAAATGAACAGGAAGCACAGTTGGAAGACGAAAGAATTGAAAGTGAACTTGAAAGTGAATCAGATGGCTCAGAAGATGAGGACATCTAGTTTTATAAATATTAATAGACAATTTTTTGGAGGATTATGTCAGAACAACCACAAAAACAGCAAGAGTTTAAGACAGTGGATATAGTAGATTTTTCAATGCAAAACAACCCTTTGAAAGTGAATGATGCTTTCAATCAACTTATTTCTTCTAAGGTTGTAGATATGCTTGCAACCAAAAAACAAGAAGTTTCAAACAATATGTTTGCAGACAAAGTTGAAGTAGAACCAGAAGAAGAAATCCAAGCAGAACCTGAAGAAGTTGTGACAGAACCTATCACAGAACCAGAAGAGGAAACAACGGAGGTACAGGCATGAAACTTTTAGGAAGTTCTACCGCTATCCCTGCAAATTCAGCGAATAGTACGATAGGAAAAGCAACATCATTATATACTAATGTGACAACAGCAGGAGTATTGACTGTTGTTGCAAATGATAATTCTACTGCTGTAGGGACAATATCATTACCAGTTGGAACTTACATAATTCACAAAGATGGTGACCAGTATATTCACAAAGATGGAACTTTAGCAGGTAACGTCACATCAATTGCTAATTCTGGAACGTAATGAAAACACTAACAGAATTTAAGAATCAAAACATCCAAGAGGATGGACATACTGACGTTCCAAGTGCAATGCGCTCGTTGAAGGTCATGTCCGAATCTATTTCTGAAATTGAAACTGCACTGAGTTCTATGTCAGATGAGGATTCACTGGAATCATGGTGGATGAACAAAATAAATTCTGCAAAAGAACGTCTTGAAGCAGCTGCAAATTACATCAAATATCCCATGAAGGAAGAGACAGAAATCAAAGAAGATGTAATCAATATGTTGCGAACCATCTCCAAAAAGAAAAAAGAAATGAATATCAAGTTTGCATCTGGGACAGAGGTTCCTATTGACCCAGATTCAGCAAATGTGTTGTTGAAAACATATGACTCACTTAATTCTTCCAACAAGAAAAAAATGCAAATGAACATGAATAAAGATACCAAATCTTTTATGAAAGTTTTGGATTTTGCATTTAGTAACGCAAAATAAAGGCAAATATGAAATTAATCTGCGAATTAACAGAATCAGTAGATTATGAACTTATTGAAGAAGGTGCCGGAAAATCAAAACAGTATTTCATTGAAGGTATCTTCATGCAGTCCGAACAGAAAAACAAGAACGGACGAATCTATCCAAAAGAAGTTCTTCAGAAAGAAGTCAATCGTTACGTCAAAGAGTACGTAGAACCAAAACGAGCCTTTGGCGAACTAGGGCATCCAGACGGACCAACTGTAAATCTTGATCGTGTTTCACACATGATTACAGAGTTGGTAGAGGATGGAAAAAACTTTATTGGAAGAGCAAAGATTCTTGACACACCGAATGGTCAGATCGTAAAAAGTTTGATTGATGAAGGTGCAAGATTAGGTGTTTCCTCAAGAGGTATGGGAACACTGAAACCAGACAAGAAAGCACAGATTGTACAAGATGATTTTTATCTTGCAACTGCGGCTGATATTGTCGCTGATCCTTCTGCACCAAATGCTTTCGTAGAAGGTATTATGGAAGGTGTAGAATGGATTTGGGAAAATGGTTTGTTGAAAGCACAAGATGTTGAACGTGCAAAGGCAAACATTCAAAAAGCATCTTCAAAACAACTTGAAGAAGTAAAACTCAAAGAATTCAAAAATTTATTGTCTAATCTTTAAGTTTTATAAATATTAACAGACACGAACTACTTATAAAAACTTTAGGAGTTTCAATGACTGAAGAAATTAATAACCAAGAAGAAGTTCTGGAACAGACCGAGCAAGAACAGGAACTTGTTGAAGCTCCAGAGCAGGTTGCAGAGGAAACTGTAGAAGAAGAGAAGATTGAAGAAATTCAAATTCCTTCTACTAAAACTGCAATGATCAAACAACTTTTTGACAAAGTAAACGGATTGAAAAAAGAAGAAGTTTCAAAACGTTTCAAAGACCTTATTGATGTAATCGAAGCAGAAGACATGGGTGGAGAAGATCCGATGTCTGCTGATCCAGAAGGTGACAAAGTTGCAATCGGTAAAAAGAAAAAGAAAATGAAGGTTGCGATGCCTGAAATCAATGTCAAAGAAGACATTGCCGCTTTGGTTCAAGGAGAAGAACTTTCCGAAGAATTCAAGTCAAAAGCAGCAACAAATATCGAAGCCGCAGTACATCAAAACGAAATGGAAGTTTCGAGGGAAAAAATTGACGAACTCGAAAAAGAATTTCAAGATAACTTGCAAGAAGAAATCGTTTCTTTCCGTGATGAGTTGACTGAAAAAGTTGACGGATATCTCAACTACGTGGTTGAAGAGTGGATGAAAGAGAACGAACTTGCACTTGAAAGTTCCTTGAGAAGCGAAATTACAGAAGAGTTCATGAGTGGATTGAAAAATCTGTTCACCGAACATTACATCGAAGTTCCAGAAGAGAAGGTTGACATTGTAGAGAACCTTTTTGACAAAGTTGAGGAACTAGAAGAGAAGTTAAATTCTCAAATTCAAGAGAACGTCAAAGTTAAAGACGAACTCAATGATTATCGCAAAAATAAAATTCTTGAAGAAGTATGCGAAGACCTTGCAGACACACAGTCAGAGAAAATGAAATCTTTGGTTGATGGAGTTTCATTTGAGGAAAATGCAGATGATTTTGAGAATAAGGTAAAAATGATTAAGGAGAGTTACTTTCCTAATCAAGTTAAACAGGATGAAAATATTGAACAAGAAGATGTCGTTTCAGAAGAAGAGGTTGATGAAACCCCTAAGATGAACAACATCATGGAAGCTTACAGCAAAGCAATTGCTCGTAAGTAATTTTTTTTACATAGTTTTTAAAACATAACAGGAGTTTTAAAATGCAACTCGCAGAACAAATTAATAAAAAGTGGGCACCTGTTCTTGACCATCCCGAACTTCCAGAGATTAAGGATAGTCATCGAAGAGCCGTAACCGCTTTATGTCTTGAGAATGTTGAAAAACAATTCGCTCAAGACCAGCAAGGTGGAGGTCTTCTGTCAGAAGCAACACCTTTGACTGCAATGGGTCTTTCAACACCAGATCCTAACGTTGGTGGTGTATTGGGTAATCCTACTCATACTGACATCGCTTATGCTGATCCAGTTCTTATCAGCATGGTGCGCCGTGCAATGCCACAACTTATCGCTTATGATATTTGTGGTGTACAACCAATGTCTGGACCTACTGGACTTATTTTCGCATTACGTGCTCGTGCAGCTACTGCTAATGCAACTCAGGACAGAGAAGAATTGTTAGTGGGTGAAGCAGACACTTCTTTTTCTGGTACTGGAACTCATGGTGGATCTGCGCCAGGGTTGTTGATTGACACATCTGGTGTTGGTGAAACTGGAACAGAATATGAATCTGCTTCAGCAATGTCAACCACAACTGGTGAAGGTGATATTTCAAATGAAATGACTTTCACAATTGAAAAAGTTTCAGTTGCTGCCGGAACAAGAGCACTCAAAGGTTCCTATTCAATGGAACTTGCACAAGACCTGCGTGCTGTTCATGGTCTTGACGCTGAGGGTGAACTTGCAAATATTCTTTCCGCTGAAATTCTTGCAGAAATCAATCGTGAGGTTGTTCGTAAGATTTACATCAACGCAAAGATTAGTGACACACCTTCTACTAACACTGGTGTATTTGACCTTGATACAGATTCTAACGGACGTTGGATGGTTGAAAAATTTAAAGGTCTTATGATGCATATTGAGCGTGATGCTAACTCCATTGCCAAGTCAACTCGCCGAGGCAAAGGTAACATCATCATTACATCCTCAGACGTTGCATCTGCTCTTCAGATGGCCGGAGTTCTTGACTACGCTCCATCAATGAGCACAGACCTTAACGTTGACGAAGCATCAAACACTTTCGCTGGTGTATTGAATGGTCGTTATCGTGTTTATGTAGACCCATTTGCAGCTAAGAATGCAAAAGAGTACTACTGTGTAGGTTATAAAGGTGCATCCCCAATGGATGCTGGTATCTTCTACTGCCCATACGTTCCATTACAAATGGTTCGTGCGGTTGACAGTTCCAGTTTT